GCCGGCGTCAGCGCCGGCAGCGTGAACGTTGTCACCACGGACCCGAACCGCGGCACCGTGCGGATCGTGCCGCGCAGCGCGATGGCCTGCCGGATGGTGCCGCCCTGCACACTCACCGTGTCGCGGGCGCGGCCGTCGCCCGTGGTCAGCGTCAGGATCGGCCATTCACTGACGCCGCGGCGCGGGTGACTGATCCAGAGCCACGCGCCCGCTCGGAGCGCGATGTCGTCCGCCACGGCGCGGGGGATGGTGAGCACCGGTCCTTGCGCGCCGCTCGTCGCTTCCGTGACGCGCCCGCTCGTGATCTGCGCGACGGGGCCGAGCGGTTCCGCCCCCGGCTGGCAGCGCGGGCCGGTCCATACTTGGATGACGGCCATCAGCCGAGCACCGGGCGCTCGCCGCGCTCAAGCGCCGCCAGTCGGCGCATCGCTTCGAGCTTGGCGTCGGTGGCTTCGATGTTGCCCGCCGTGACGTCAATCAGCGTGTCCATTTTGTTGTCGATGGACGTCAGCCGCATATAGCTCCCCTCCGTCGCCGCCGCGATGCGTTCGTGCAACGCCGTGTGCACCGTCAGCACCGCCGTCATGCTCTCCGTGCTGGCCTTGATCACGTCCTGAATCGTGGCGGTGGGGACGGACACTGGACCGCCAGCGCCCGTGGTGCCCGTCGGAACGGTGACATCCCCGCCGCCTGTGGGGGCCGTCGCTCCTGCCGGACCCGTCAAGCCGCGAATGAGTTCCATGAGCAGGCCAGAAAACTGCGACCCCGTCAGTCGGCCGATAGCACCACTGTCGATGCCGCCATTGCTGAGCTGCGCGAAGAGTCCACGGAGCCTGGAGGCCGCGGCCTGCGGGTCGGCCATGACGTCAATACCGTCCAGAGCACGCACCCCGCCGACGTTTCGCAAGAAGTCGACCAGACCCTGCAACGCGCCGAGTCCATCGGCGCCATCATTGCTCTGCGTGTCCCGAAAGAATTGCAGCTGATCAGAAAACGACTGCCCGACGCGCACCTTCCCCCCGCCGATTTGCAGTGCTTCGATCAACTGTCGGAGGGCTCGAAAATCATTGAGCTTCCCATTCTTTGTGATGCCTTGGATGCCGTACTCGGTGGCCACGGCTTCTAGGTCTCGCAGGCTCAATCCGAACGCCGCCAACTGATTGAGCACGGAGCGCTCCTTGTCGGCGAAATACTCCCCACTCAACAGGTCGTCTCCACTCAAGGCCTGCGTGAGCTTGGACAACTTCTCGCCACTGACCTTCGTGCTCAAGGTCACCCCTTCCTCGCGTAGCTTCTGCAACTGTACGCTGTTCTCGCGAAGGAGCCGACGCCGCTCCGCGTCCGACGCCATCATGCCGGACACAAGCGAGGCCACGCCACCAATCACGCCGGTCACGCCCGCGAAGCTGAATCCGGACTTGATGATGCTCCCGATGGCGCTGGCAATGCTGATGGCGCTGTTTAGCGAACGCGCCGCCGCGTCGTCGATCACGCCGAACGATTCCGCCGCACCCAGAGCCCCGCGCGCGAACATCTCCACTTCGCGGGCCATGTCCTTGGTGTTCCCGGCCGCCGTGTTCGTGCCCTGTGTAATCGGCGGCAACGCCTTCACCAGCCCGTCCGCATTCTTACGGATACTGTCCATCGCGTCGTTGAACGCGTTCGCCCGCTCTGGTGGCAACTGATCCCGCGCGGCCTGCGACAGACGCTCAATCGCGCCTTGCGTCAGGCTCACCGACAGGCGCAACGGCTCCCCGATCTTATCGCTAATGCCCTTGCCAAGTGCCGCCGCCGCCGCATTCGTCTTCGGCGTGGCATCCGTCACCGCCTTTTCGACCCCTTCCGTCGCCTTCTGGACGGTCGAAACGGTGTTGCCCATCCACTCGTTGATGATTTTTTCGTTTCGCCACTTGAACGCGAGGGCGTCACCCTCCACGATTTCGAGCTTGCGGGCGTTGTGCAGCACCATTTCTTCGCCAAACTTGCGCATGGCGGCGCCGGTATCGGCCACGACGTCGATGCCGAGAATGCGCAGGAACTTCCCGCCGCGTTCGGCCAAGTCCCCGAAATGCTTGATCATCATGCCGACGCCAATGGCCGTGGCGCCCGACAGGCGACGGATTTGCAGCGTCAGGTACTCGGCGCCGACGGCAACCGTCTGCACCAGAATGGTGCCGAGCGTCAGCAGCGGGGCAAGGATCGGCCGAAGCGCGCCAAGGAACGCCACCAGCGCATGTGTGACAGATCCGACCGCTGACGCGCCGCCGCCTGCGTTCTTGATCAGGTCATTCATGGTATCGACCGCGAACGCGCGGAACGGTTGCATCGCCTCACCCAGCTTGGCGCGCATATCCTCCAACTGCTGATTCAGTAGCGCCTGCTTGCCTTGGGCCGTGCCAAGGTAGGCCGTGTACTCGCCTCCGACCGTCGTCCCGCGCTGCACCAGCCCTTCGATGATGGCCAGCATTTTCTGCTGGTCATCCATCTTGCCCACTGAGACGCCCGCCGCGTCCGCCCACTCCTTGTACAGAACGCTCGGGTTGGCATTCACGAGTCGGTCGAGCCCTTCGTCTTGGCCGCGCAGCGTAATGTTTAGCGCGTCCATGACGTCGCGCGCATCCATGCCGCGCGCCGCGCCGATGTCGAGTGCCGACGCCAGCAACTGGTTCGCGCGCCCCGCGTCCCCTGCTTTGGCGCCCATCAGCGCCGTGACGTTGGCCAACTCGTTGGCCGTGATGGTGGACAACTGGAACGCGGTACGTGCCCGCGTGGCAATTCCGTTGAGGGTGTCCATCGACACGCCCGCAATCTTCGACGTGCCCTCAAGTTTGCGCTGCGACGTGGCAAGAGCGTCGTAGGCGTCGAAGGACGCGACGACGACATCACGCACCTTGCCGATCGCCGCTTGCACGGCCTGAAACGCGATCGTTAGACCGGCAATGACCTTGGCATACCCTGGGACCTTCGACGAAAACGTATTCAGCCCTTCGTCGGCATCCTTGGCCGCCTTGGACACGAACTCTTCGCCGTTGATCACCACCGTGACTTCGCGCCGTGCCATCAGCACACCTCCTGCGGGTACGCCATCCGTTGCATCCGGTCCCGCTCATGCGGCTTCGCGTGCGCCAGTGAGTAGCCGTCGGCCACTTCCAACCGGCGCCGCACTTCCAACGCTTGCACCCCCGCATACTCCACCAGCGCCACCGCGAACGGCGCGTAGCCGTCGCTCGTGGGCCATTTGCGCGGGTCGAAGTACCACGCCTCCCCATACGTCGCCCGGACGCTCATGGTCGCCGCCAGCAGCGACACGGCGCCCGTTTTGCCCTCGTCCCCGTACACCGCGCGACGTTGCAGCCGCCGCAGTTCTTCTAGTGGGTCTTCCGTCTCGCGGCTGACGTCTCGGTCCTGCACCGTCAACAGCCCCCGCAACACGGCTTGCAACGCCGTGGGCGGGAGCCGCAGGATCAGCCGCACGGGGTCCCCGACGAACCGATACCACCAGCGTTTCGGCAGCACGGCCCGCATCAGCGGGATCAGCGTCACGAGGTACGCCACCGGATCGCTGGCCGCCGCCTGTAACCGCAGCATTTGCGGGACCGACAACGGCCGTGCCGTCCACGAGCGGCACCGCCGCACCCACCACGCGTGCACCCGCCCGCGCCACGAGCGGTTCGCGTTGAGCGTATGATCAGCGGGGCCGATCCGAAGATCGACCCCCTGAGCAGCCCGCGTGATGGCGTCGGCGGTGTAGCGCACCGGTCAGTTGAACAGCAACAGCTCGCTGTCGTTCGTCGCGGGCGTGCTCGAAAAGCCGCGCACCGTGAACGTCACCGTGGCCAGCGCCGCGTCATTCGCGGGCTGGACGCTGATGATCTGCCCCTGTGCCGTGCTGTGCGTCCACCGGTTGAACTGCGTGGCCCCGAACTGCACCGAGAACACGATGCTCGTGGCCGCCGCGTGCAACGCTTCCGGGTCGAACGCCGAACGGGCGGGGCGCTCCACTTCCACTTCCCATTCCGGCGAGAAGCCGCCCGCGATGAAGCCCGCGTGCCCGCCCGCCAGATTCTGCGCGACGCGCGCCGTCTCCACGTTGCGGTTGCGGCGGAACGCCACACGGCGCACCGTCAGCGACGTGACACCGTTCGCACTCAGGACCACCGCCGACGCCACGGGCGGGATCACGCCGGCCGCGCCGATCGTCAGCGCCGGCAACGACTGGTCGGTCGGGGTCAACGCGATGCCGCGCCAGTCGAAGGTGAAAATGGGGACGCCCAGCCCCTGCGTTTCGTAGGCGAAATCCGCCTGGACGCCGACTTGATCGTACTGCGACCCCTGCGAGAACTGGCGCACGGTCAGGTGCGTCGGCGTGCTCGTGGCGGACGTCGGCGTGTACGACCACTGGGGCGACGGGGTGGCGCTGAACGTCGCATCGTAGCCCGCGCCCTTCAGAAAGCGGTGCACTTCGTTGGGCGGGAAAGCCGACCCGCTGTAGGTCGCGCCCAGCCCCTTCGGCAAGCACTGGAACTGCCCCTGCCGGAACCGGCCGTTGGGCGTCGTGCGCCGCTGCGGGGAGAGGGTGCCCGCCGCGCGTCCGATGTTGCCATCGAACACGTATTCGATGGGCGTCGGGGCCGGGGGATCGCCGTCGCCAATGAACACGTTGCAGGCGTCGGCGGTATTGGAAAGCGTTTCCGCCACGTTCGGGTCGACTTCCTCTTTTGCGAGGACGCCGATGACTTGGTTTAACCGCGCCGCTGTCGGCATGGGTCAGTCCTCGGAAGAAGGGTCAGCATCGGCCGCGGCGATGGCGGCGGCCATGAAATCGTCCCGCTCGTCCAGCGGGAGATCGGCGGGGAACGGCAGGCGTACCGTCTCGCCGTCCGCCGTCGTGAAAGCGAAAAACTCGTTCATGTCGGCCCCAAGTAGCGGACGCGGCACGTCACAAGGACGCCGCCCGTCACGGTGGTATCGTCCGCCGATTCGTACAGCGTGGCGGCCTGCATCGTCTGTATCTGGTAGAGCTGCGTTTGCGCCCGAGTGCGGGCCACTTCGCCCGCGGCCGTCAGCATCAGTTGCGGCAACTGCCACCAGACGGTCTTGATCGTCTGCGAGGCGTCCCGCTCTGCTTTCGCCGTGTCGATCTCGCGCGTGGCGTAGCGCACCAGCACCGACACCGTGGCGTCGGGCGGGAACGGCCGCGCCGCGATGTTCGCTTGCTCCACCGGCTGGTCCGCCGGCGTCACGAGCAGACACGGGAACTCGTTCGCGTTGAGGTTCGGCACCCCGCCGCGCGCCACCCGCCCGTCACGGGTCGAGTCGAGCACGGTGACCGCGGGAAAGTCCGACACCCCGCTGTCCTTCGGCACCGCCAGCCGCACGGCGTTGATGCCGAACGTGGCATGACTCAGCCAGTCGGCCACGATGCGGACCGTTTCGAGGATCATGACTCACTCCGGCGCAGCCGCAGCAGCCACATATCCCCGTTCTCTTGCGGCATCGGGCGGCCGGTCATGACATACGCCACGCCGTCCACCGTCACCGTCGCGCCGTCCACCAGCCCCGACAGGCTCCCCGCCGTCACCTTCACCTGACGGGTCCGCACTGTCACCGGCTGCCCGTTCTCGTCCAGCGCCAGCTCTTCGCGATCGTCGAACGTGCCCCACGTGGACACGGACCCGACGACCACGCGCTTCTTGTCGGGCGCGTTCGCGAAGCACAGGGCGGTAAACGCCAGCGGGTTGAACGGCATCAGCGCACCGCCCGCCGCTTCCCGCGTGGCATCCCGCGATCTGCACGCGATGCCACACGGTCGACGGCCGGGGACGTCCGCTGGACCGGCTCCGCATCCGGCAGCACGGCGCGGCCATCGGCCAGCATGGCGCGCGCCTCGTGCGGGAGAAAGTCGAGGACTTGCCCCTCACGGCTGCCGAACGTGAGCCGGATCAGCATTAGTTGACGCGCACCGACGACTGCGGGATCTGCGGGTACACCGGCTGCAAGATCATGCGGCCTGACGTGATGTTCGCCGCGTTCGACGCGCCCGTGGTGAAGCGGATGCAGTCGAAATTGTTGGCGAGGTCGAGCGTCGCCGGGTCGAGCACGAAGCGGATCGTCTTGCGGGTCAGCGACGCCGACGTGGTGAAGGCCACGCCATCGGCCTGACGCGTCAGCACGTCACCCGCCGCGCCGCCGACGTCCTGCGAGGCAAAGATGGCCACGTTCGTCGTCAGCGCCTTGGCGCCGCCGCCCGCCACGTCGGTGCACTGCTGCAACGTGATGGCGACCGTGGCCGCGTTGCCCTGGTTGATCGACGCCTCGATGATCACCGGGCCGTTGGCGTTCTTGAGCGACACCGCATCGCTCGCGCGCCCCGCCGCGTCCGCCGCGGGCGCAAGCACGTCCACGACGTGCACGTGTTCATGGGAATAGCGCATGGGAAGTTCTCAGGCAGAGGGGAGAGGGGTGACGCCACTCGGCGCCACCCCGTCAGGATCAGGACCGCGCGGCGAGCGCGATGTACGGCGACGTGGTGTTCGTGCCCTTGAGCGGCGTGAGCGGCACACGGGTCCGCGGGGCGCCGTTGACGCGCCACGTGAACTTCAGGACCTGCCGATCGCGCAGGAACTCGACGTGCATCGAGGTCTGCTGGCGGATGCCGCCCTTCGAGATGAGCAGGTAGTCCGCGAAGTTGGCGAACACGAAGTCACCCACGGTGCCCTCGGCCGACGCGTACTCGACCGGCACAATCGGACGGCCGTGGATGGAGCCGTTCGGGGCCGATTCCAGACGGCCAGCCGGGGTGAACATCGGGTGCGAGCCGCCCCCCGTGCCCGACGTCGCCGTCAGGATCTTGGACCACAGCTCCTGGTTGATGAACCACGCCGCGCCGTTGACCATGCGCGCCGGCATCCGGCGATACATGTCCGCCGCGTTGGTCCACAGGTTGCCCGCCGTGTTGGCGATCGTCTGCGAAGGCTGAATCGGCACGGTGATGAGCGCGCCCGACACCAGCGCACCGAGCGGCTGGCCCACGCCCGTCCCTTCCCACACGGCCTGCTCGGCGTTGAAGCGCAGCTCTTCCGGCACCTGCTCGTTGATGAACGACACGAGCGCGGGGCCGTCTTCCATCTGCTCTTCCGTCACCGGCACGATCGCGCCCAGCTTCTGCAGCTTGAGGTCGAGCTGACGTGTCTCGGCCTGCGAGGCGATGTAGGAGCCGTCCTCGGCCAGCCAGTAGCCGCGCACGCCGCCGTTGCGGCTGCCGTTCGTGCGGGCCTCTTCCTTCACCAGCGTTTCGTTGTAGCTGTTGCCGATGGTCACCGGACGCGTCGACACGCGGGACAGGATCTCCCCGCCCGTCCTCGTCGCTTCCAGCAGGAGGTTGTTGACCGCGTTCGGGAGGGCAAAGCCGCCATCGGTGCCGGTCACGGTGTCCTGCGCGCGCGTGGCGAACAGGCGCTTGTCGAACTCACCGCCACGGCCCGCGCGCACGACGGCGCGGAAGAAGTCGGCGCCATCCTCCGCCCACGGGGCCTGCGCTTCGCGATCGGCACCGACCACAACGGCCGGCTGTGAGGCGTTGATCGGCGCGCGGGTCGCCGCGGCATCGGCCAGCTTGCGCATGATCTCGGTGCGGGCGGCATCCACCGTCACGTTGCCGGTGATCCACTCGGCGAGCCGCGCATGGGCGGGGAAATCGCTGGCCAGCGCCGCCAGTTCGGCCGCGCGGGTGTCGGGAGCCGGGGCCGCGCCCCGCTCCGACGTGGTGTCCACAGTCATCTGTGTCTCCGTCGAATTGGCCGGGTTCACGGCCTGTTCCGTTCGCACAGCGCCGGATGCGCTGCGCCCGACACCCACCGAGTAGTCGGCAGGCACCGCCACGCTGGACGCTTCGTAGAGCGACCAGCCCTGGTACCGGCGCGCGATCGTGCCATCCGCGCGCTTCTCTTGTTTGTAGTTGGACCCCGGCCAGTAGCCGACGCTCACCTTCTTGCGCACCCCGCCGCGCATGTCCGCCGTCACCCACGCCGCATCCGGGTGATTGCCGGGCCGGAAGTCGCCACGGATCACGCGGTCGGCGTCGATCGACACGTTTTCGAGGATGCCGATTTGCCGACCGAGGTTGTGGTCCAGCAGGAACGGCAAGCCGTCACGCGCGTAGGAGAGATCCACACCGTTCGCGCTGTGGTCGAGGATTTCATCGTAGACTTCATCCGTGCGCCAGTCGTACCGCTCCACGCCCGCTTCGCTGCTGATGGCGATACGGAGCGGCGCGTCGTCCGGCGCATCGGCCGCGCGCTGCTCGATCTGCAACGTGAAGTCGCGGGTGCGGAATCCACTCGGGTTCTCGCGCGTTTCCGGCGCGAACGGGTTCTCGCTTGTCATGCAGCCCCCTTCCGGAGCGGCAACACGCGCCCCGGGGTTGTCGTGTCCGTGGTGGCGTCCGGGTCGGTCGACGCGTCGGCCGTGACCTGCACCGCCAGCGGCACCGCCTCGAGCGGGACGCCAGCGGCCAGCGCGTAGTCCCGCGCGTCCCGGATTTCGTCGACCACCTCGAAGAAGTCGCGCCCCTTCTCGGCGCAAATGCGTTGCGGCGACGTCACGCCCATGTTGAGTTCCATGAGCGCCGCCGTCGCGTCCTTCACCGGGTCAATCCACGCGTGGCCGGTGCACATCCACGTCGCGTACAGCGTCATGGTCCGCGCGTCATACGGCACGGCGCCGAGCGCCCCCGTCATCGACGCCATGCGGACCCATTCCGCGAAGATCGGGGACAGGAACTGCTCCACCAGCAAGTCCTGCTGGTGCATCCGGCTCTGGGCCATCTCGCGCACCCGATCGGTACGCATGGACGAGAAGTTGACCTCGGAGAGATCGCCCGTCAGCGACGCGTAGGAGCGCCCAAACGCCCGCGCAATGCCGCGCTTGACGACCTTCATGAAGCCCGCGAAGTTCGCCGTCGGGTGCTTGGGCTCCCACGGCTGGAACTCGTAGCCCCCAGGCAACGCGGTGGCCTGACCGGGTTCGGCCTGCATCACGATGGTGGTCGGCTTGCCGTCCTCCCCGCGTGGCGCTTCCAGCCCGCCTGTGCCGTCCCGGTTGACGAAGAATCCGCCCTGCGCGGCGGCGAGCAGCGACTGATACAGCTCGGCCTCGGTGTAGCGGTCGCCCAGCTTCCACGACACGAGCGACGGCGCGAACCACGGCACCCCGCGCCGCTGGCCGGGGCGGACGCGCTTGAACACGTGCACGATGTCGGCAGCCGGGACCACCAACCGGACACGGCCCGCACTCGTGGGGTGCCGGTCCCACACGTGGTAGGCCACGGGCTTGCCGTTGCCGTCCACTTCGACGCCCATGATTATGCTATTAAGCCCCGGTCCACTCGGCCGGTTCAGCGATTCGTCAAGCTGGTCCGGGTCCAGTACCCGCAGCGTCATCCCGAACGGGCGGCGCGGGTCGCGCTCGAACATGGCCAAGAACTCGCCGTCCTGAATGACGGTGCGGATCATCAGCCGTTGCAGCGCCGCGAGCGAGAGGTCGCCCGTGATCGTGCACGAATCCCGATGGCCCCACAGCCCCCACGCCAGTTCGACGCGATCGTTCAGCGGGTCGAGCGGCATCCCCCGCGGGCGACGGGCCCGGAACTGCAATCGCGCCCCGGACGCGCCCACGATGTCGGCCTCGAAGTCCAGCATGAGGCCCGCCGCTTCGCCGCTGTCGCGCACCAACTGGCGGGAGCGGGCGCGCAACTCCACGAGCGAGCAGCGCAGCTCCCCGTTGGCGTCGTCCAGTTCCGCGAACCAGCGCGACACGATGCGCTGTTGCAGCGCCCCGCCGTAGGTCCGGAGCGACAGCCCGCCCGTGCGGCCGGTCAGGGCCGTCGTCAGATGCCGGATCCGGGCGCGCAATTTCATCGCAGCCCGACCACATCGAAGCGGATCGGCGCCCCGAACTGCCCGCGCTCGGCCGCCAGCCGGGATTCACACATGGCGATCAGCGCCACGAGCTTATCGGGCGCGTTGTACATCACCTGCCGCCCGTTGATCATCACCATTTGCGTGCCGCCGCCTTCCATCATGGCGAGCAGCGCGGCTTCGGCCTCCGTCTTGATCCCCGCCCACGGCGACACGTTCTCACCGGGCGCGAACGTCGCGACATCGGCCGCCACGGTCAGCGGCGCACGCTCAACCGTCTCGACCGTCAGCCCGTTGGCGAGCCGCACCCGCGCCGTATAGGCGCCCGCGGCCAATGCCTCCGTCTGTACGGCGGTGAGCACGAATTGATGGGCGGCACCATCGGCCGTGCTGGTCACGCTCAACGTGCTCGGCCCCGCCAGCGCCAGCGACCCGCTCCACGTGGGCGCCGGGTACGCCGGATACGACAGCGACAGCGTGACGCTATCGCCGGCCGTGATCGTCGTCGGGAGTGCAGTCAGGAGAGGCACAATCGCATGATGCGCCGCGCTCCCCCCGCGTCCTACACTCCGACGACGCGACTACTACGCTACGGGGCGGTTTCGCCCGTTCACGCGGCCAAGGCGCGGCTTTGTCGCCGGGACCATTGCAAGCGATACGCTTTCGTGCGCCCCAACCCTTGCCGCATGTCGAGGTATCCCGTGGTGTGAAGCAACGCGAGCGTTTGCCCGGCCGTTGTCTCTTTCACGCGCATCTCGGCGGCCAGCGACGCGAGCTTGACTTCGCGGAACTCGTACCCGTCCAGCCGCTTGTTCAGGTGCCACATCATGAGCCGCGCCACGTGGGGGAGGCTCACGTCGTCCAGCGCCTGTTGCACGGCGGGGGCGACGCTGCAGGTGGGGGCGGTCATGGTTCGCCGAGTGCATGACGAAACGACAGCAAAGCCCTCTGGCTTTGGTGAAGATCGCCAGACCTTTGCGCAGCAGACAGCGCCTTTGCTGCATCCTCAACCCGCCACAACCGCCGCACTTCCGCCACCAGCGCGGGGACGGCGGTGCGTGCGGCGGCGA